GCAAACAGCGATGCTCCGCCACCTCCTCCCGCAGCGGACAACCGTGCAAGAAGTGGGCTGTGAACGGCGCCACCGTGTGCCTGGCCCACGGTGCTGCAGCCCCCCAAGTGCGTGCCGCAGCCCGCCACCGTGCCGCCGTGACCGAAGCACACGCCGAAGCTGAACGGATGGTCGCACGGGCCGGCATCGACGCCGACCCGATCGAACATCTCATGGACTCCCTCTACCGGGTCGCTGCCCTCGTCGACGTCTACGGCGGCATGGTCGCCGCACTCGACGCCGCCGCAGCCCGCGACCTCGCCGAAACCCGGCGGGACACCCGCGGAGAGCTGACCTACTACGACGCCGGTGAAGACTCCCACGACGCCCTGACCGTCCACGCCGCCGACCGGCTCATGGGCCTCGACCGTCACGGCACCGCCCAACTCCACCCGTTCGTCGTCGAATACCACCGCCTCGTCGAGGTCCGCGCCAAGCTCGCGAAGCTCGCCATCGATGCCGGCGTGCAAGAACGGCAAGTCCAGATCGCCGAAGAAGTCGGCCAGGCCGTCGCAACCGCGATACGCGGCACGCTCGAAGACCTCGGTGTTGAGGTGACGTCGGAGGTGGCAGGTGTGGTCCGCAAGCACCTCGCCCTCGTCTCGCCCGCGGCCTGACCCGCTCTCCTACGCCGCAGACCTCCTCGACCCGCCTGTCTGGGCACCCGAAGGACGGCCTCCGCTCCTCCCACACCAGATCCCCCCCGACGGTATGTGGGACCTCTGGCTCATGCTCGGCGGGCGTGGGGTAGGCAAGACCGAAGGGTGCGCCCGCTACTTCGCCGGCCACGCCAGACGGCACCCCGGGATGCGCGGCCGCATCATCGCCCCCACCTTCGGTGACGCCGTCGAAGCGTGCATCACCGGACCCTCCGGACTCCAATCTGTCGACCCCGACGTCCTCTGGCTCCCCTCCGCCCCGGGTGGCGCCAAGGTCCGCTGGCCCAACGGGTCAGAAGCCCTCGTGTTCGGAACCCCCACCCCCAAAGAGGTCGAGCGGCTCCGGGCCGGCGGGAACCGCCACCTCGATTGGTGGGAGGAGCTCGCCGCCAACCCGCAGTTCGCCGCAGCATGGGACCAAGCCCAGCTCGGCCTACGCCTCGGCGCTCACCCCCACTCGATCGCGTCCACCACCCCGCGGAACATCAAGAAGCTCCGCGAACTCATCGCCGAACCGTCCACCGCGATCACCCGGGCCGCGACCAAGGACAACCCGCACCTTTCCGCCGCGTGGCGGGCCAAGCTCGAGAAGATGTACGCCGGCACCCGCCTTGGCCGTCAGGAACTCGGCGGCGAACTCCTCGACGACGTCGAGGGGGCCTACTGGACAGCCGGGCTCCTCGACCTCGGCCGTGTCGAGCAGGCGCCAGACCTCACCCGTGTCGTCGTCGCAGTCGACCCGGCTGTCACCTCCGGTGAGGAATCCGACGAAACCGGGATCATGGTGGCAGGCAAGGCCGTCGACGGGCACGGCTACATCCTCGCGGACCGGTCATGCCGCATGTCGCCGTCCGGGTGGGCGAAACGGGCCCTGCAGGCCTACGACGACTTCGACGCCGACTCGATCGCGGCCGAGGTCAACAACGGCGGCGACCTTCTCGAAGCGACCATCCGTGCCGAATGTGACCGGCAGCAACGCAGGATGCCGAAGTACAAGGCGGTGCACGCCTCCCGCGGCAAGCAGGTACGTGCCGCGCCGGTCGCCAACCTGTACGGCGACCGTGACGACCTCGACACGTCGATCCCGCGGATTCACCACGTCGGCGTGTTCCCGGAGCTCGAGGACCAGCTGACGACCTGGACGCCGGAAGACGGACAGTCCCCGGACCGGCTCGACGCGCTGGTGTGGGCTGTCACCGAGCTGATGCTCGAACCGGCCGATCGCAAGCAGTCGCGCCGGATGTACTCCCTCACCCGCTGACCGAAGGACCGCCGATGTCGCGTGAAGACGCCGTCGCCGGCCTCGCCAACCTCCGCACCCGGCTGGCCACCTACCGCAAGATGCGGGACTACCGCGAAGGCCGCCACCCGCTCATGTTCGCCACCCGCGTGTTCGAACAGTTCTACGAAGAGGTCATCCGCGACTACCGCCTCAACCTCATGCCTGGCGTCATCTCCGCCCCCGCAGACCGAATGTCCATCGACGGATGGGAAGGCAACACCGACGTCGCCCAGCAGGCATGGGAAGACCGCGGAGGCCACTCGCTCGCCAACCGGGTCCACCGGGAGATGTTCGGCCAAGGGGACGGCTACACCCTCACCTGGCCCGCCGGCGGCAAAGTCGACGGCCCGTCGATCCCGCAGGCACTCCGGGCCGAAGAGGCCACCGTCATCTACGACGACGAAACCCCCGGCGTGATTCGGTACGGCATCAAGACGTGGACCCAGGGCGACCGGACCCGCATCAACGTGTACTACCCCGACATCGTAGAACGGTGGCAGACCTCAGAGAAGGCCGCCGCGAAGGTCCTGGCCGGCAAGGCCCTTGAGGTCGACGACCTGGAGCCGTGCAACGACGACACCGGCCCGACAGTCCGCCACTCCTACGGTCGGGTGCCGCTGGTCCACTTCGCCAACGGTGACGAGATCGGCGACTACGGCCGATCCATCCTCACCGAAGCGATCCCCGCACAGGACGCCCTCAACAAGCACGCCATCGACATCCTCGTGGCGTCCGAGTCGATCGGGTTCCCGCTGCGGGCCCTGCTCGGCTTCGCCGTCGAAGAGGAACCGGTCCTCGACGAGGACGGCCAGCCCCGACGTGACGAGTACGGCCACGCAGAGATGCGCCCCGTCAACCTGCCGGACTACGACCCCCGCCTCGACCGGTTCATGGCCTTCGCAGGGGAGAACACGAAGCTGATCCAGCTCGACCCTGGCGACATCCGACAGCTCCTCGAGGTCAAGGACTCCGCGGCGCTCGACATCGCCCGCGCCCCCGGAATCCCGCTGCACTACCTCATCCCCATGACCGGCGAGGTCCCGTCCGGCGAGGCGCTACGAGTGGTGGAACGCCGGCTGACGTCGCTGGTGACCAACCAGCAACAGACAACGACCCGGCCGTGGACCGACCAGATGGAGCTCCTCGGGATCGACGCCCGGCCGCGGTGGGCGGATCCGACGTCGATGGACGTCACGGAGATGTGGGAGCTGGTTCGCATCAAGGTCGAGGTGGGTGTGCCGTTGAAGCAGGCCCTGATCGAGACGGGCCACTACACAGAGGCCGAGGTGGACGACTTCATGCAGGCGGCGGTCGATGCGGACCGTGAGGTGGGTGCGCGGATGATGCAGGCGTTCCGCAACGGTCAGGACCCCGCCCAGCTGGTGCGCGGATGACCTACGGCCCCGAGAGTGCCCGCCTGCAGATCGAACGAATGGTCACCCTCAACGGCATCGTCGACGACTCCACACGCCAACTGGTCCGCGGCTTCACCCGCGCATGGGACCAGGTAGCCGGCGACCTCGAAACCGCCCTCACCGACGCCGCAGCAACCCGCCAGACCGGACAACGACTCACCTGGCGCCAACTCAACAACGTCGAACGGTTCCAAGCCGCCCTTGCCCGCCTCGCCGACCAGCTCGACGACCTCTCCGCAGCCGGACGCGTGTCGATCGTGAACAGCTCCGGCGACGCCGTGTCCGTCGCCCAAGAGTTCGAACCGCGCCTCATCGCCTCCCAGTTGCCCGCCGTCGGCCCTTCCACCGCCGCGCTCGCGTCCGAACTGTCCCGCAACGTGGCCGGCCCAGCGTTCGACCGGATCGTGGCACGCACCCAAGAGAACGTGGTCTCCCTGCTCCGTCCACTCACAGACGATGCGATGGCCGCGATGCGCCGCGAACTGATCAGAGGCATCACCGTCGGCGACAACCCTCGCGAAGCCGCACGCAGGATGCTGTCACGCCTCGAAGGGCACTTCGCAGGCGGCCTCACCCGCGCCGAACGCATCGCCCGAACCGAGATGCTCGACGCCTACCGGATGGGCAACCAGACGGTGGACGCCGCCAACACCGACGTGGTGTCCGGCTGGACTTGGGTCGCCGCCCTGGACGACCGGACCTGCATCGCGTGCATCGACATGCACGGCCGCGAGTTCACCAACGACGTGGCAGGACCTGAGGGGCATCAGAACTGCCGGTGCGACCGGGTGCCACGTACCCGCAGCTGGTCTGATCTCGGGTTCGTCGGCATCGACGAGCCGCCGTCGCTGATCCGCGACAACGCCGGCTGGTTCGACGCGCTTCCTGAGCCGTCACAGCTGCAGGTGATGGGTCCGTCGCGGCTGGAGGCGTACCAGTCGGGGCGCGCGAGCTGGGGCGATTTCGCTCGCCGGCAGTCGAACGTCGGGTGGCGGGATTCGTACACGGTCGTGCCCGTCCAGGACCTCGGCCTCGAGATGGCTCAGTCCGCGTCCTGACCTGCATCCGGCGCCACCGCCGAACACAGCACACACACCAGCCACCCCGTCGCGCCAGAAGCGCCCAGGGACGCCGACCGCAACTCCCACTCAGGATGGGGACACGGAGTCGGCCGCAGTTCTTGTCCGTCGGTCATCGGCGGACACCGTAACCCCTGGCGAGACGCCAGGGCTTACCCGAAGGAGCGGCCGAGATGGCTGACGAGACCACCACGGCCGAGACGGCCACCGAAGAGACCGAAACGACCACCGAAACGGAGAGCGAGCAGGCCACGGTCGCCGCGGACGCACGCCTCCCTGACGACCACCCCGTCATGAAGACCATGCAGGCCGAACGGGACGCACGCAAGAAGCTCGAGAAGCAGCTTGCCGACCGCCAGTCAGCCGACGACGCGGCCGCCCGCGAGGCGATGGACGAACACGAACGGGCCATCGCAGAAGCCCGCGACGCCGGCAAAGCCGAAGCCTCTGCCACCTACCAGGCGGAACGGCTCGCTGACAAGGTCCGCATCGCCGCCGCCCGACAACTCAACGACCCCGAGGACGCCGTCCGCCTCCTCGACCTGTCCGGGCTCGACCCGGCATCCACAGACCTCGCCGCGGAGATCGCGGCAGCCCTCGACGCACTCGTCGAGAGCAAGCCCTACCTGGCCCACAGCGAGACGCCTCCGGCCGGCTCCTCCGACGCACGCAGCCGCTCCGACGAGCGACAGAGCGACGTCACCAAGATGACCCCCGCGCAGGTGCGCGAGTGGGCCAAGGCCAACCGCTGACCAGGAGGTCCCTCGCATGGCCAACACGTTCCTCACCCCAGACATCATCGCCCGCCAGGCATACGCGAACCTGTACGAGCAGACCGTCATGGCTCAGCTCGTCCACCGCGACTACTCCGCCGATTTCAACGGCGCAGTCGGCTCCACCGTGTCCATCAGCAAGCCCGCCATCTTCGACGCCAACGAGTACGTCCGCGCCAACGGTCTGACCGTGCAGGACGCCTCCGAATCGGCGGAGACCGTCACCCTCGACACCATCCTCGACGTGTCGTTCGCCGTCACTGCCGAGGACCTCACCCTCGAGATTGCCGAGTTCAACCGGCAGCTGCTGCAGCCGGCGACCGAAGCGATCCGGCAGGGAATCGACCGCAAGATCCTCACGTTGCGTGACGACGTCACCAATGAGCAAGGTCTCGCCGGTGACGAGTTCGCGTGGGACAACCCGCGTGTGCTGATCGAGGCGGGCCGGGTCCTGGACGAGGCGAACGTGCCCGACATGGACCGTCACGCCGTGATGGGTGCCCGCGGGAAGGCCGCGTTCGTCTCGGATGCTCTCCTGAACGAGGCGGACAAGCGTGGCGACACCGACGGTCTCCGTCGGGCGTTCGTCGGCGACCTGTTCGACTTCGAGACCTACATGACCCAGAACGTCAAGGTGCCCTCCCCGCAGGGCACCGGGATCTCCACAACCGAAGTGGGCGTCGCGTTCCACCGGTCCGCGTTCGCGCTCGTGTCCCGTGCGCTGGCGCTGCCCCGCGGCAACCGCAACGCCGAGGTGTTCGGCGACGAGGGGTTCGGGATCCGGGTCGTGCAGGACTACGACATCGACAAGAAGCAGGACGTCATCTCGCTGGACATCCTCATCGGCGTGAAGACGCTCGACGCTAACCGTGCGGTGCTCATCAAGGGCGCCGACGGCGCCTGATCTTGACGGCCGGGCCTTCACGGGCCCGGCCGTCCCTGCATGACCGACAGAGGAGGGCCCGATGGCCGCCCACGTGTACCGAAACCGCTCTACCCGGCAGGTCGTCGTGTTCGACGGCCCGCACGCACGGCTCGACAAGTCAGACCGGTGGGCGAAGCTCACCGGCGAGGACGCCTCCAAGTTCAAGGATGCCCCTGAGCAGCCGACCCCGGCCAATCGCGCGAAGGCTGCCGACTCCAAGCCGAGCAGCTGACCGATGGCATGGGACAAGCTGACGGCCGAGGTACCCACTGCTCCGCTCGGCCGTCAGCTGTCCCGTGCCGACGCCGAGAACAACCTGCGCTACATGATCGCGGCAGACACACCTCCCGTCCTGGACGTCACCCAGCTCGACACGCTCCTTGACCAGGCTCGCCGCATCGACTCGTGGCAGCGCCACTGGGACGACGACGGGTGGATCGAGACTTTCGACCTGAACGCCGCCGCCGCCACCGGGTGGGAATGGAAGGCCGGGCTGCTCGCCGGCCGGTTCGACATCCAGGTTGATGGGCAGAAGCTCGACCGGTCGCAGCTGGTGAAGCACTGCCACGACCAGGCCGCCATGTACCGGGCACGACGGGCCACCACCGTCCGCCGTGACGCCCACCTCGAGAGGTACCGCCGATGAACACCTACACGCGCGACGGTCGCACCGTGACCTGCGAAGCCGGCGGAGCGGTGGAGCGTCGGATGGTGCGTCGCGGCTGGACGCTTGAAGACGCGCCCAAGCCTGACGAGGGGAACCAGGACGGCGAGCCAGATGCTGACGGCTGACGAGTTCGACGACGCCCGCGCCGATCTCGAGGCCGAACTGATCGACACCGTAACCATCTGGCGCGACACCGGAACCACCGTCGCCGAGGACACCACGCCCTTCGCCGATACCCCGGTCTGGGCCAAGGTCTACGACCAAGTCCCCGCGCTGGTCAACCTCGAGCAGCGCGGAACACTCCAGCCCACCCAGGCCGGCGAACCCGTCATCCTCCGCACCTACCTCGTCACCGTCCCCGTGTCGGTGTCGGCGAAGGTCGGTCACATCATCGTCGTGGACGAATCGCACGACCCCGACACGTCCGGCGCCGTCATGACCGTCCGGGACCCCCGCCACGGGTCACTGTCGCTCTCACGGCGACTCGTGGCACAGCAGAACGTCACCCAGACCCGGTTCGTGCCCGAGGGGAGCTGACATGCTCACCACACCCGAGGCCCTGGCCGCCGAGCTGGCCCTGAAAGCTGCCAACGCTACCAAGCAGGCCGGCACCGCGGTCATCGCTGCCGCCACCCTTATCCAGCGTGACGCCAAGGTCCTCGCCCCCGTCGACACCGGGTTTCTCCGCGCATCGATCACCCGCGAGACCAGGCGGCATGCCGGCGGGGCAGAGGCGATCGTCGGACCGGAAGCGAACTACGGCGGCCATGTCGAGTCGGGTACGTCCCGGATGTCGCCGCAGCCCTACCTCGTCCCGGCCATGCTGCGCCACGAAGGCACCCTAGAAGCGGCGCTCGAGCAGATCGTCGGGTTCGGCGGCAGCGGGTCAGTCTCCATCTCGACCAACCTCGCAGGGTTCTCCGCCGACGCGGCCATGCAGCAAGCCGACTTGCGGCGTGCCGGCCGCAGCATCTCAGGTGCCGAGCTGTGATCGCCCTACTGACGGCGGTCCGTGACCACTGCCGCGTGGTCCACGAGTACGGCGAGGTCGGACGCAAGCGTGCGGGAACCCCCGTCAACGTCCCATGGTTCGCCGTCCACCTCGCCAACAGCCTCCCGGACGGAAACACGGTCGCCGCAGGGGACCTCGACGTCGAGCAGGCCGCCCTCGTTCACCTCCGCTGCGTCGGCGGCTCACCGGACCAGCTCGGCGCGCTCATGGACGCACTCGACGCGCGTATGCGCGTCCCGTTCGTCGTGACCGGCCAGGTCGTGCAGCTCGTCACACACGACCGCACCGCAGGACCCGAGCAAGACACCACGGTCAACCCTGACCCGGCCGTCTACATCGGCCATCAGTACTGGAACGTCAACCTGTCACCGACCCCGTAGGACCCACCCCCTACGGGGGCCGATCAAGGAGCACCCCATGCCCGCACCCGCCGCAGGCCAGGCCGCACAGCGTCTTTCCCACGAAGGGCGCCACCGCTACCTCGTCATCCCATTCGTGGAGGACCCAACCCCGTCCATCGCGGTCCCCGACGCTCCCACCGTCTCCGAGCTCACGAGCGCGGAAGCGTTCGACGTGTCGAAGTACTGCCCGAAGAACTGGCTGACCGGAGAACCGACCGAGAACACGGTCCCCAACGACGACGTCACGGAGACTTACGACGCGATGGACGTCGGCTCATGGTCCGAGTCGCTGACCGCCGAGATGTACATGCAGGACCCGGACAACAACGCGTTCGACTACTTCTCCTACGGCGACACGTTCTGGATCGTCGACCTCTACACCAACTTGCTCGGCGCCGACCCGGTCCAGGGCGACCCGGCAATCGTCCGTCTATGCCGTTCACACGAACCGAAGCCGCTGGTGTTCACCAGCAACGAGAAGCAGCGGTTCCGTATGGGCCTCGCCGTCATCCAGGCACCGGCCTACAAGGCCATCGTGGCGAGCGGCGTCTGAGCATGGACCCTCTCGACCATGCCGAACAGCAGGAGCCCTTCTCGCTCACCGTTGGGCTCCTGCTGGACTCGGCCGCGTTCGCGCGCGCGAACGCCCTGCACGGCCAGCTCGAGGCGCTGCGCGCTTCCCTGGCCCTCGGACGGACTCCCGAGGGATGCGACGAGGACATCACCGAGGTGTCGCCAGTGGAGCGGGCCCAGCAGATCGCCCGAGAGATGCACGACCTCCATGCAGAGCATCCCGAGACTCTGTTCCGGTTCCAAGCGGTCGACCCGTTCACATGGTCAGACCTCGCCGCGAAACACGGTGCCGATCCCGAAGTGTTCTGGCCTCACGCTCTGGCCGCCTCCTGCGTGGAGCCTCGCGTCTACGACGTCGAAGAGTGGTCACGGTGGCGCACAGCCCTGACGCCGGGGCAGTGGAACGCGCTGCGCAACGTGTGCCAGCAGACGAACGAGGGGCTGTTCGACCTGACCCCTACCGAGGCCGCATCGCGGGTTCTTCACGCCTTGCGGCCGAGATCGCCACAGCCCGCGCCCACGGAGTCGGACGGTCCCGACTCCTAGGCCGCATCGGCGGCCCCGACTTCACCGACGAAGACCGGCTCTACGCCCTCGCCCTCCACGAGACCGAGCAGACCGCATGCAAGGGGTGCGGCGGGAACCTGGCGGAGACCACCGACCCGGCGAACGAAGACGCCTACGACGCGCACGTGTTCCGCTGTCACCGCTGCCGCGCCCAACGAGCCGGCATGGCCGAACACGTCAAGCAGGAGAACACCGACGGCCTCTACGTCTACTCGACGTGCGACCCCGGAGTGACCGCCAGCTAGAACGCGCCGGCAGCCATGGTCACCACGAACACGACGCCGATCACCGCTGACAAGCACATGCCTGCCACCGCGGTGGCCTGGTGTGTCGCCTTGGACCCCAAGATGACCCCTGCGATGGCGGCAGCGACCCCGAAGATCGACAGCATGCTCGGTGCGAGCAGGAACAGCATGGACAGCAGCCCGCACCCGAGCGACCACCCGCCGTAGGGACTCACCTTCATGCCTGGCGGCGGCATCGTGGGCTCGCTCATCGTGCCTCCTCATCTGGGATGACGCCCACCAGGGCGGGAAGGAACGCAGATGGTCGCGCAGCGTTCCATGGTCATCACTGTAGGTGCCAACGTCACCGGAGGTGTAGCAGGGCTGAACGCTGTCAGTGCGGCATCGACCCGCGCGGGGGCGGCGATGGGCACCGTTGGTCCTGCGGGTGTCCGCGCGCAGAAGGGGTTCGGGGAGGTGCACAAGGGTGCCCAGAGGGCTGCCGGAAGCCTCGGGGTCATGAACCCGGCGATCCTCGGCCCAGCGGGAGCGGTCCTGGCGATCAAGTCCGTCACCTCGGCTGCGATCGAGTGGGAATCTGCGTTCGCCGGGGTCATCAAGACCGTGGACGGGACCCCGCAGCAGCTCGCGGCAATCTCCGACGGGTTGCGCGGACTCTCAACCGAGATCCCGGTCACCGCGGAGGGCCTCGCCGGTGTCGCCGAAGCTGCCGGCCAGCTGGGCATCGAGACCGACAGCATCCTCGGCTTCACCCGTGTCATGGCCGACCTCGGCGTCGCCACGAACATGTCTGCCGACGAAGCAGCGACGTCTCTGGCCCGGCTGGCGAACATCACGCAGATGCCCCAGACCGAGTTCGACCGGCTCGGATCCACCGTCGTCGACCTGGGCAACAACCTCGCGACCACCGAAGGCGAGATCGTCGAGATGTCGCTACGGCTCGCAGGCGCCGGTAACCAGGCGGGCTTGACAGAAGCCGAGATCCTCGGACTCTCGGGCGCCCTGTCGTCGGTGGGTATCCGTGCGGAGGCCGGTGGCACCGCGTTCTCGAAGGTGATGATCGAGATCTCCGAGGCTGCTGCAGAGGGTGGAGAGAAGCTGGGCCAGTTCGCGGACATCGCCGGCATGTCCTCCGCCGCGTTCGCGGAACTGTTCCGCGACGACCCGGCCGAGGCGATCATCCGATTCGTCGAGGGACTCGGCGGCGCGTCGGACGCAGGCGAGAACCTGTTCGGCATCCTCAAGGACCTCGGGATCGAAGAAATCCGGATGCGGGACGCCCTGCTGCGCACCGCCGGTGCCGGCGACGTGCTACGTGACGCGGTCGAACGGGGCAACGGCGCGTGGGAAGAGAACATCGCGCTCACCACCGAGGCCGAGCAGCGGTACGAAACCACTGCCTCGCAGATCCAGCTGTTCAAGAACA